CCCACCCCGGGTTTGGTTCAACGGAACCTTAGCTGACGAGTTAACACCTCTAAGCGAGACTTGATACTAACCCCACCTACCACCGGCAGCACATCCCTAGGGACTACTGTCCGGAGGTTTCGTCCTAAAGCCTTGAATGGCACGGAGTCCGAAGATCCGCGCGCACCCATGAACCACCTAGACAAGCGTGGCAAATGCTTCAAGACTAAGCTCAGTGACCTCTGGTCGAGGTCAGGCGTCCGAACATCTCCGCGCCAGACGGGCGCGGGTCGGAACCTTCCAGCGGACTCTTCCGGATTAAAAAACCGGTTCAGCCGCTCGTCGAGGCTCATGAGGTATTCTCCGGTGTCTCTCTCACCCACCAACTTAAGCCAGTCATAATAACGGCTTGCCAGGGGTTTCCCACGTGGATTAAAACCAAGGCCCCCACATATGTCAGGGACCTCCCACATGGCCAATGCAACGCGACGTTGCATCGGACGACACAATCGGAGTGCACGTCCACCAAGTAGTTTGACAACATCCAGAAAATTGTTGTCACTCATCTCCCGCCACTTGGGCTGCGGGAACACCCTCTTACTGGTTATAATCTTACCAGCGAATTCCGCCACGGTCCTAGAGTTCATACTCTTTGCTTGTGACGTAGGACAACCAAGGTCCTTTAGGGCAGACACATACCTGATGAACAACCGGTCATCAAGGATCACCACGTCGTCCCCTAAGACGAAGAATGCATTGTTATGCACCCCGCCATTCAGGTATAACAGTAGCAACCCATGCGTGAGGGCGAATGAAGCAAACGAAGGGTATAAGCCAAGGGGCTGACCCTGCTTCCAAGAGATAAGGGTATTGGAACCCCCTACTCGCATCCGCCATTTTGCCCGTGATAGGTACTCAAAGAGTCCTACGAAATCTCGGTCATCATCCTTGACGAGTTCACGGAGCACAACCGATTGAAGCGCTAACGGGAAGAACCCGGTCGCGTCGGTTAAATCCACGCAATGGACAACACGGCCAAGCGAAAGTGCTTGTTGAACGTGTGGCATCGCCTTTTCCTGTTCGTGGGTACAATCCCACGGTAAAACCCTCAAGAGGGTAAACAGTACATCCCCCAGCGGCTCGAGAGCTAGCTGGTATATCCTATTGGGATTAGCGACTGCACGAAGCTTGAGTCCAGGTTCCTGGATGAGGCCTATAGAACCGACAGAGTCGATCCTCTTATCCTCCTGCTTCGACTGGATCTCCGTTCCCGGAGTGAATGAATCCAGTATTGGTCTAAATATGGGAGACCATTTCCACATCGCTCGCATGCCGATTTTGCTATGGAACAAATCTAGCCACTGGTTTTGCCAATGGGTCGACTCGGGTTTCGTACTGCCATCCAGGCAGGGGACCCGCTTCGTCTCACTCGGATTCCAAGACCATGCTGGTCGAGGCTCTCCTGGGTTCAACGTAACGCCCAGACGAATCGCGCACGCTTTAACACCTTCTAAAATCCCCTGAGGAACGGGGACAACGGGTGCATCCACTCCAGACATAAACTTCTCCAGCTGGGTAGCTGAAGGTTGGTCTTCCTTGAACTGAGTGTAGATGCGTAATAGGGTAAGAACAGAGAACGTCTCTGATTCCCCTTTGGTCGAGAACTTATAGAGAGCTCCTATTGCCCCTCCGGGCAAACGTTTATTGGGGCTCATCTTGATCCATGTTCCGACACGATCCTCACCCGCCTGGTACCGTATGAAATCGGTATATATCATTTTCAGGCGAGCAACCGTCCAGGGAACTCCAGAACAATGTTCCCACCGAGCAACCATCTTGAGGAATGGTTTGACAAGCTCGGACGGTATGGGCAGCACGTCAGCATAAGTCTTCAGAACCTCCCCCAGTTCACACCCCCCGTTTAGGGCCGAGGCCCGACGAGATTGGGTCATATCAGTACTCCTCTCGGATACCTGAGGTGAATGGGCTGAGGTCGACCTGACCTCTGCTGTAAGAAGAGACACCACAAGACACGTTATTCCTGTTCCGCAATAGCGGGAATCAAATCCCCCGCCCCTGTCAGCACCCTGTTACTCAGCTGCCACTCTTCGATCGCTACCTGGGAAGGTACGGTCATGAGAAAGAGGTATTGAGTAGCCCTTTCGAGCTCGCGGGTCTTGGCGGCTGTAGCACTTTCAAGCATTCGCAAAGTAGAGGGATCCGTTAGGATATCTGCTTTCGATATTGCCAGTAGGGTGTTTAACTCCGACCAGACACTTGCGATTCCAGCCTGGGCAAATGGTAGACTTTGTCTTTCGGACTTGGTCTTTCCAAGCTCAGCTTTGAACTCAGCTAGCATAGTTGAGGGGTGTTTCATGACGGTTAGGCCATTCGGCCGTACTCCTTGCGGAAATTAACG